AGCCATACTTGCTGCTGTTATATTGAATCGCCTCAACTTGATAGATTAAGGATTCAACTTCTGAGATCGAAATGATGCGATAAGTCGCAGCTACCATTGATGTCCATTCAAGAACCCATAAAGCACCGACTTGCGTTTGTACGGCTGAGTTCACCTCAAACTTAGTCGTAGTTGCATCACTTGTCGCAAATCGAGCAATCAAGTTATCGCTGTTTTGCGTTATTATTTCGTCAGAACTTTCGGTTAAAACGTTGCCTTCGTCAAAAGTTTCAAAGCCAATATCGTCAGAGCGAACGACAGTTAGAACTTCTAGCTTGGGGTTTACTTTTGTTGTGTTGTCGCCATTTACGACTGTTTCTCCTCCAGGGATCACAACAGTTAACGTGTAATCAACTCCGGGCGTTAGCGTCAATACCGCATCGATTGTAATAAAGTTGCCGTCAACGGCCAAAATGCGACCACCTAATCGTTGACCTTGCTTCAATGGGTCAGCAATCTTGATAATTTCACCAACGCCAGCTGCAAGACCTTCCGCTCCAACGCGAAAGCTAACCTTCTCCGTTTCGTATCGGTCGCTAAAAAGCGTATGCTTGGCAGCGCGTAAAGCCTGGCCGCGAGATGTCACGCCAATCAATCGAAGATCAACAGGGTTATATCCAAATCTGTCTAGCAGCTCATCATCCTGCTGATACTCTGTGACGCTTGAGTAGACCTGAGCTGGATCATCCCAGTTCGCTAAAACTACGGTCTTGCGTGCTGCTCTAGCTGAACCTGAATAACTAAAGCATGGCGAGGAGACTTCTCCGTTTTCTGCTACGTCTTGAATGACATTTGCTTCACTAAACTGCTGGACTACGGTTTGTTCCCGATCTTGCGTTAAATACAGCTCGCCTTCGCTGTAGTAAATCAAGCCCCGGAAACAAGAGGCCAGTGAATTAAGCACTTGATAAACCGAGCCTGGACTCTGTAAATAGACATTGCAAGTAAAACGAGGCTCAGTTCCACCGCTGCCGCTGGGTACAAGCTCATCACAATACTGAGAAACGGTGTAAAGATACCAAGGATCAATAGTAATAGAGTTGACATAACGTTTAACTCCAAAACGTTCGTTTAAAACAATGTCGCGAAAGATCCAGGCAGGGTTGTCAGTCCACGCCATCTGAAAAGTTCCGTCCCACAACCCCGTATAAGTACGAGTCGCGGCGTCATAATTAGTAGGAACTTGAACACGTTTCCCGCGAAGCTTTACCGATACATCAGGAATTGTGTTGAACTGTCTTGCGTCAACCTTTAACGCAATAAGGCCAGTATTTGGATAGGCAAATTTTTCATCAACAATCTCGACAAAGCTTTGCCAGTTGATTGTGTTTTGAATAAAGGCGCTAGTGCTGTCGGCTGTTATCCTTGTAACTCGAATATTCCAAGGGCCTGTGCCTGGCAAGTCAAACTCATAAGCTCTTTGAAATTCGCTATTTGATTTTCCGGTGACAGTTTGATAGACGACAGCTGTATATGCTCCACCATTTGAATTAACGTCAATCTGAAAAGTGACGCTTGTGCCATTGATGTCCCCATTGCTTTCGTTCTGAGCTTGCAAGCTAGGGAAAGACATGATCACCCGGCAACGCTCTGTATCGGTGTCGGTTATCGCCCTGGTGATTGCACCAGTAGCTTGCGTCACGTTTACATTGACGCCAACAGTGTTTTCGGTTGTGCTGAATCCTGAAATAGGAGTTTGCGTCTCGTCTTCGCCTAGCCTTGAATCAAGAGTAAAACCATTAAAATTATTCGTTCCATCAGGGTTTTGAATTGGAACGCCATCAAGATAAACGTCCTTGTTAATGTCGTTAGGAAATCCCTCAAGAACGCCTTCACTTAGCGCGTAAACTGTTTTTGCAAATGCAACTGAAAATAAATTATTGGCAGCTGTTATAGGCTGCCTCGTTTCATTTTGAACAACAACTGTTTGATTGACAGTTTGATTAACAGTTTGCGAGCGCCCTCCGCCTCCGCCACCAGCGCCACTAACTTCTAGGCTGCTCACTTGGGTTTGATCATCCATCACAAAAAGTTCTGCAATTCAAGGCCAAAGCTCAAAACCGGCAACGCACCAATGATGCGCTCACCGTAAAGAACAGGAACCACTTCTCCTTGCACTGTATTCGCGTTCGACTTATCAAAAGCAAAGCTGTTCAGCTGCTCTTCTCGGGATCGGCCTGAAGTTGAACTTGATCCGCCACCAAAACCGCCTTTGACGTTGGGCATCTTGGGCGTTGGCGTTAACAGATCCGCCACTCCTCCGAAGATCAGTGAAGCGCCGATTGCGCCAATACCAAGAGAAATAGCGCCAAACTGCGTGCCAAAGATAGTGGCCGCTGCTGCGCCTATACCGGGGACCAAAATCGCAAAAGCAACCAAGGCCACACCAGCGACGATCTTGCCAACCCCACCACGACCGGCAGGCAATGGAGCTAGCACCAGCCTTTTACTTAGCGGCCACAGCATCTGATCTTCATCCAACCCTTCCGCGTGATCAGTCACAACGCGCCAATCGATCCCCTTCTCACCTGACTTCAACAGATACTGCCTAAGACCGGGGATCTGCAAACACAATGCCCTTACGGCCTCAGCAGGCGTCTTTACAGCAAGCTGAAATTTACGCCCGTAACGACGGCCAGCTTCGCCTAATAACCGGATGGTAACCATTAGCTGCTACGCCTCAGAACCATGAACGTATTATCGCGAAAATAGCCGCTGTAAGCCATTATCGCTGAGTCTCGGCCAACCAAGTGCTGATAAATCTGATTTGCCGCTGCATCCTCAATTACTGCAACGTGGTTACAGGTATGGTCATTCCTGATCCGAAACAGCAACACATCCCCACGCTCTAGATCAACGGTCTTAGGGATCTTGATAAAGCCCTCAGCCGCAAAGTTATCCTCGAAATGCGTAAAGCCTCGCTGCGCCCATTCGCCCTCATACAAACGCTCATAATCAGCCATCTCAACGCCCATTTGCTGTGAGTACCAATCACGAACCGCTGAATAGCAGTCATAGCCGCCATACATCCACGGACGCCCCACTAAGCCTGCTGACTGACGCGGATCAAACCAGAAGAACTCTGTACTGGCACAGTTGAACACCACATAGGGCAGGCTCAACGCTTTAGAAGCATTGATGTCCGCAAAGCTCATGGCAGCGTAATCCGCATGGCTATGCCATGAAGCAGCAGCATCGTCTAAATACAAAGCGGTCTCTTCCGCACTAATCACAAACGTGTCAGGCTGTGTTGCAGTGTTAGTGCATTCGACAACCGTTCCATCAGCAAGAACAAAGCCACAAGCCTCAACAGGGTGAGCGGCTTCTGCATAAGCACGGATGCTTGCCTGCTGTTCGCTCGTGATCGGATTGTTGTACTGAGAAAGCATCGTTTAGCCCATTGCGTCTGTAAGACCAGGAAAGCCACCGAATGGCAACCTTGTTGTATCGCCGAACCTTAGTCGGCAACTAGACAAACGCTTGCCGCAAACATCATTGCTAAGGCTGGCAACGCTTTGATCATTGGCGTTGAAATAGGCAGTTCCATCATAATGACAACCTATGTTGCTCCTGTATTTCCATTGGCATTGTTCACGCAATAACCTACGCCCAGGCAATGAACGCCCCTCAAGATCAAACGGGATCGTTAACTGAAAAGATACTGTTAACTTATTCTCACTGCTTTTTTGCTCAACAACCCATTCATCTGGTCCCCAATAAGCGTTTGGATCAGCAGCTTCAGCGCCGTCAAGGTAAGTCGTCAAAGTACGAATCCTCTGGACCGTTGCGCCAACAAGATCCTCATAGGTGTTGGTCAAAGCGGTAATGCCAAGACCTACGTTTGCAAACGTCAAGCTTGGACGCGCCAACTGCCCTTTGGTGTTTAGCTCAAACCCTGATGCCTCTAGAGGCAACGCCGTATAAGTGTTCGTCTGATAAACAATATCAACGCCATTAACTTGTGACCAATTTGCAAACCTATAAATTGCCTGATCGGACGAACCAGATGGCAAAATTGCCGTAATATCGAGCGTGAACAGATCAATAATCTGCGGCAGCTGTGGCTTAAAAAGCTGAGCGTTAGGAGGCGTTTGCGTCATACATAAACCCTCGTCAAGCTAAATTTTAAAGTTGAATGCACAGCTCCAACAGGCGTAATAGTCCAGCCATCATCAATCAGAAAAGACCTTGACGCCAAAGTCAATTCAATCGGAATAGCTGAACCATTGGGAATGTTTACAGAAGTCAACAAACCCGTCACCATATTAGCTGTGTAATCAGTTGGCCTTGTGTACCCGGTAAGAGTTAAAGTTGCAATGTTTGTGTATCCTAAACGCAATTGACCAGCTTCAAACGGCCTAGAAAAAGTCTTTGTATCGAAAGGAGAATTCCACGGAATTGCTTGCCCTCGCTGGGCTAAAAAGTAACTTTCTAAAGAAAAAATTTCTTCATTTGTCAGCGCAATTGTTGTGCAATTCCATTTTTCTCCTTCCGAATTTAAACCGTCTGTAAGAATTTGAGAATAGCCATCTCCAAACTGTGCTCTTTGAACTCTTTGAGTGCGACGTGATGTTGTTACCAAGTCGAGCTTGATATCATTAAATGCCATGTAAGTCATCAGAGCATTCCTCCACTACGACGCTCGTTAGCCAAGGTTGACAACACAATACCCTTGACCTGGCCAGCCAGCTGCTTTTGCGCTGCAGGAGTTAAATCATCCCCTGTGTTTTCAACAGTGATATTAATAGCACCCACGTTGACGCCGGAACCAGCTCCCCTCATTGTAACTGGGATGCTGCGCCCGTCAGGAAGCGGTACATAGGCTTCAGGCGTTGACCCCTCGCCAAACATTGCAAGCTGCGGGCTATTGGCAACTCCACCGCGTGCATAACGCTTGAGGTCCATAGGGCCGCTTTGACTCATGATCCCACCATCGGCAAAATTAAACAGGCTCTTAGTGCCAAACTGAAATAACGTGCTGGCTAACGATTTAAAGATCCCAGCAAGAGATTCCTGAAGCGACTTAGCGTTAAAAATTACGTCCTCAAGCGCATTAGCAATACCAGTGGAAATGGTATCTTTAACACCTTTCCAAAGTTCTCCAAGCTTAGTAGTCTCAGGAATTAATTTAGCCAAATCTTTGCCCATAGCCTCGCCAGCGCCAATAATTGCCTGTTCATACTTTTCCGCCTCTTTAACTTTTTGCTCATCAATTTTTACCATTTTTTTGCCTAATACAATTTCAGCTTTTCTGAATTCATCAAGTTGCTTTAAAGGATCGTTGACAAGTTTTCTATTGATTTCAAAAATTTTTAAATCAAATTCAGCGATTGCCCGTGCGTAATCAAGATCTTGATCTCGTGCTTCATTAATGCGTTGACGAAGCTCGTACTCAGCTTTACCCATTGGCGCTCGACCTCTTCCGCGACCACTGCCAGTACCAGTGTCAGTACCGTCAACCAAGAGAGGTGTGATGTCAGGAAGGCCATCACCAGCCGTTGGACGTTGAATATCTTCAGGGCGTGTTCTTGCGTTAATTTCATCTCTAAGCCGCTGTCTTTGCTTGGTAATTGATTCTATATCTAAATCGTAATCCCTTATTCGAGAAGCCCTATTTCCAAAAAAATCGCCGCCTTCGTCCATCTCTTTCTGCATAGCTGCTCTTTGCTTCCTGATATCTGCCAAGCTTTTGTTAGCGGCCTGAATTAATACTGTATTTTTTGAAATACGAGCTTGGTCTGAGGCTCCAAAAAATCTGTCTAAAGCTTTTACAGCGCCGTTAATTGCATTGGCAATTAAAATAAAAGTTTCTTGGAATGATGCTCCAATTGGGGCAAGCAAGGCTCCTAGGTTTTCGTTTAAATTTCCAAGAACAACTTGCAATCGATCTCCTGCGGCTTCAGGCCCGGACGCAATCATTTTTGCGTTTTCGCCGTAACGCTCAAACAAAGCTTCGCTAAATGTCTGAAAATCTTGAAGGCTGACTTTCCCATCCTCAAGGGCTTTATCTAACTCTTGAGGGGTTTTACCAATACTTGCAGCAAAAAGACTAAACGCGCCTGGAAGTCTTTCACCAATTTGTTGACGTAATTCTTCAGCAGAAACCTTGCCCTTACTAAAGACCTGAGCCGTTGCTGTGAGTGCAGAATCTACGTCTTGCAGTGAACCACCAGTTGCTCGAACAGCAGCAACGATCCCTTTGAAAGCAACTTCAGTATCTTCTACATTTCCTCCCGCTCCCTGAACAGAAGCCTGCAGTTTTGTGAACTGCTTGGTCAGTATCTCTTGAGGGATTGCAAAATCTTTTGTGGCCTTAGAAATAAGATCGAGAGACTTGGCATACTCATTGTCATCTGTAGTAACGCCTTTAAGAGCGACCCTAAGCTTTGCAAGGCTTGCTGCATATTCAGCTGTAGCTCCTGCAGCTTGTCTTAGCTGCCCTACCTGAGCGCCAATAGCACCGCCAACAATTGCGCCGCCTGGCCCACCAAATCCAGCACCAATCAACGCGCCTGCCGCACCTTCAGGGCCACCAAAGACGCCAGCACCTGCAACCGTACCTACAACCTGCGCTCCAGCCCTAAAACGACCACCACCACCCGCAGGTTTACGCTTCTCTGCTTTCGCTAGCTGTGCATCAAGCTTTGCTGCTTCTGCTGTTGCTTCTTTAAATTCCTTACTGCTGATATCAAGTTGAGCTGCAATATCACGCCATGCGTTTCTGTAATCTCTTAGGTTTTTAATGCTTCGCGTAGAAGTGCTTTGAATATTTTTTAACTCAGAGCTGACCTTTTTAAAATTGACATCAACTTTTGTTCTTGCCGTAACAGCAAGCTTGTTTAACGCAGCCTCAAGCTCCTTCAGCTCACCCTTGCCTACGGCCTTGACTAAAACCTTCAGTTCAGTGGTGACAGCAGCCATCAGGGTTTCCTTTTGTTAAGACAGGTCAGAGCCGTGACTTCCATCACCTGTACCCCTTCGAACAGAGAAACAGGATCCTTCACTGAATACAGTCTACTGAGATAGTCCAGTGATGAGTAGTTCAGCCCCGTCAATCCAGCCATACTGACATTCCATTGCGTCTGCATCCTGAGGAACATCATCACGGTGTCCCAATTCTCTTCCCACACTTCACAATGCTGCTCAACAGCTTCTAGCCGCGCTTGCGCAATCTGTTCTTCGCTAGCGCCAAGAGCTTTTAGATCAGCTTCACGCTCATCGACAACGCCGCCTTTCGCCCAATACTCAGCGGCCTCTTCTAGTTTTTTGCTTGTGCTCCAGTCAAGCTGTCAGTGTATGCACTGATCACAGCACGCAAGACATACGGATCATCAAACAATTCAACCTTGGTTGATTCGCTGTATTCCACCTCATCCCCCAGCTCATCTTTGATCCCTTCCCAACCCTCAATGATCTCACCAACCAAAGCATCATCGCCTTGATCAATTAAATCATTGAAGGATGAGCGGCTCATCTTTTTAAAGACTGCCGTAAAGGTCTCTTTCTTAAACTTGCCACCATCGACAGGAACTTCGACAGTGACAGGCCACTTATAAGAAGAAACCTTTTTAAGGACGAAAGCCATTGGATCAAGTAAAGGCCAGAGAGAACTCGTCGTTACCTGCAGTTGTTGGCAAAGCCAAATACGGCATGGACAACGAAACTACTCCGTTGGTGTCGCCGTAGCTTACTCCCGTGACGTCGGTTTGCGCCATCGTGAATGTAGCAATGTTGCCAGCACTAGCACCAATCACAAAGCTGCTGCTTGCAGTCGTGACAGCCGTAGCCTTAGCGAAGTAATCAGTAGTACCAACAGCAGGTGCTTCAATTACTGCCGTGCCGCCAGGAGCGCGATTGGTAATAAACACTTCCTTGGAGCTTGCAGTTTCCTTGTAAGTGAACTCATTGTTCAAAGACAAGTCCAAGCTTTCCAGGCGAACACTGGTTTCACCGTGGAAGGTTGCAGTGGTGACATTAGTGTCATTCACCTCAAGAGCTGCAGCTTGATTAGCGACAGTAAAGCTGCCTGAAAGAGCAGTGTCATCAGGTGCGTTGTAGATGCCAATCATCTGGAAGCTGGCAACAGGGAATTGACCTGCTGTCAAATTAAAACCGACTGTTCCGCGACAACCAGTGATCTTATGGCGAGTGCCATCGTAAAAACAGTAGATCGTTGCAGAATCAAAGCTGCTGCTCACACCTGCGTATGTAACGCTGGTAGAGCCAACAACGGTCTCTGACAAGCCACAAGACTTAAGCAAGGGGCCAAAGGCAGGAGCCGTGCCAGCAGCGCCAGAACCACCTAGCTCAATGTCAAAGGTGATGGCAACACGCTTGTTTGCGACCAAAGTGCCACGAGTGCTGTTACCAATAAATCCTTGATAAGCTGCAGCCTGAACGTTGTCAGACTCAATAGGAGTTACTTCAACATTGGTAACCTGAACGGCATCAGCTCCGCCGACTGGACTTGGATCCGTTCCGTAGGTTGATTCGATCTTTGCGATCAGAAATTTCTTGCGCGTCAGTGCCATTTTTAGTAGGAGCGGAGGGTGATTCGATCAGTCGGAGTTCGCCTGTTTCGGGGTCGAACAGATAACTGCCGCCCGCACCAGGATTAGGTACCTGCATAACAATAATAGCGATTGATCAACCTGAAGTCAGGTCTGTCCTGCTAGAACGATAACGGACTAGGAAGTCTTGGCTAATCACTCCTAGTGGGACATCAGCCTCATACAAGCTGAAATCAGTTCGATCAGGCGTCAAGTCAAGCGCATATCCGTTCAGCGTTTGATCAGCCATCAACAATGCATGCACTTGCTGCGTGTAGGTGTCAGACGCATCATCTGGTACGTCATTGCGTACAAGTGTTGTGACCCTTGCCCTTAAAGTCCAATCCAGCTTGTCATAGAAGTTAGTGTCAATCGGCTGATCATTGACAGGCTCAACAATGACAGCAGGCACCTCTCCTCTTGCTAAGGGTTCAACCCTACTTCTATAAACTGTTGCACCACTGATTGAATCAAGGTTTGTCTTGATGCGGGCCAGAATCAGTTCACGCTTGGTGTCAGCCATAATTAGGCAGCAGAGATTTGAGAAACATTGCAGACCGCGCTAGGCGCTGTGGGCCGCGAGTATGGGCTTGTTATTGCAGGCTCCGCCTTGAGCGTGACTTCTGTGCTGCTTGGAGCCCATATCAATTCAATGTAATCATTTGCAGCAAGATTGAGCGTATGGTCTAAAGAGGCCACTGCACGACCAGGGACGCCACCATGTTTTTCCAGCACGCTCACTGCCAACGTCGTCAAAGGAATATTACCCGCGCTGGCGCTATTGTTTTTTCTCAACCAAAAATGTGCATCATGAATTTGAGTGTCGTCGTTCTCTAGATGCAAAACAAACGAAAAAAGATAAATGCCGGGATATTCAACAAGTAGCCTTGAATTATTTTCCAACCTCACGCCATCGTTTTCTGTGGCAACAGAATGATTAAAAGTGATTTCGGTTGGCGTATTGGCGCTTGCGGCCTGATCGCTTGCGTCAGCAAATTCACCCCAATAGCCAGGATTGCCAAAATAATGAAGCTTGGACCACGGATCTATACCGTTACCAATTTTTTCATATAAAGTATCAAGTTCAATGCCAACCTCTCCAGCTAGCAATACTGGGTTTCTCGAAGCCCATGCAGATCGCTTGTCATATTTCAAGGTTGCCATCAGTCTTTCGTTAGTAACAACTCAGAAAACAATCCGTCGTCAATAGGACGATTTTCCCTAACGGTGTAAGCGTTAGAAGCAATAGTGATAGAAGAACCGCGAGCAAGAGCACTGACATCAGAGGTTTTTGCAGTTAGCAAATACTCTCGACTTAATGCCATCCCACCCGCGATTACATCCATTGGGGAATCCAAAATACCAACGAAATCGGCACCAGCACCAATCTGGCAAGTAACGCCAAACTCGTCTGTATTTAAGAAAGCGAAGGTATCTTGGAGACTCATGATCAGTCGTACTTCTTAGCGGCCAGGGCCACGACAGAGACGAAACCGGTTCCAGTGCCACCAGCAACAGTGACACTAGCCTTGATATACCGCTTCATGTCGTTGGAGTTGACGAAGATCTTCTCCTGAAGGGCTGCATTGGCGCTAGTAGTGGTAAAGGCACCGCCAGAAACATCGGTGTAAGAACCACCAGAGGTGTCCGATTCGGTGATCTTGACGGCATAAGTAATGCCAGAACCACCAGCGGAAGCGTCGAGAGAGAAGACGATGTCGCCTTCGTAGTCATTCAGGTCGATGGCAGAGCCAACACCCGTGGAAGCAGAAAGCGCATTAGGGCGAACTGCTAACTGATAGCTCTTAGAGCCCAGGTTTTGCAACATTGGTCTTTCTCCGTTTGGAAGAAGGTTTTACAGGTGGACAGGAAAGTACTTCGGGTTCAGCGATAGATTCTTCCCTAATAGAAGAAGTCTCAACGTACTGTTCGGCTTTTGCAATACCAATCAGAAATTGAGCGTCAGGGAGGGGAGCCTCGACGACATCCCCCACCTTGACTACCGTCGCCCCAAGCATTGTTTGCTTCAGGATACGGATCTTCATTTATCAGAGAGTGTTGTTACCGCGTGAGAAGGACTCGGGATGACGCACGGCCATATCCACGTCCTGCATTGCTACAACACGAACGGTGCCGCTTGTGCTGTTGCTGTAAGGATCAACCATGAGATCCAAGCCGGAGAAGTAACCAATCAAAAGATCAGCAAAGTTGCCGAACCACAGATCATTAGCAGCCACTTGGTTGCTAACTTCACCGCGATAGCCGTTGACTTCGTTGTTCTCGTAGATGTAACTAGCTTGGCCAGCTTCCTTAACTGCAGTCTTCAGAGCGCCGCGCATTGCAGCATTCATCAGATACACAGGGCTGCCGAGCAAAGCGTTAGCTCCAGCAACATCAGACTCAAGTGCAACAACCTCAGCGAATGTCGGGGTGTTAGCAGCGAAGTCTTCAGTACCGATTCCGGTCGTGTTCTTCAGACCAAGAGGCTCACTGTTGGTGCCGGTGCCATAAAGGCCAGCAAGGTCAATCTTAAGAGCCAATACACGAGCAAGGTCACTGCGGACCATGTTCTCAACGTCAACGCTGGATTGAATCAGCAAGCGACGGCTGTAGTCGGTGAAAGCAGCGACGGTGCGAGGCATCATCGTCACTTGATCCAAAGTCTGTTGAGACTCGGAGGGAGCGCCGGACTCAGCTACCCAATAAGCGGTAGCAGCACCAGATTGACGAGGGATTGCAACGTTGCCTGTCAGGCCGGTCAGCACAGTTGCGCCAGCACGGTCAAGAGCAGAAGCGTTACGAAGCAGGTCGATGAAGGAACCAGCCAGTAAGTCAGTAGCAACAAGGTTGCCGCCAGCAGAAGCAGGGCTGGTTGCCAAGTCGCGACTCAGGATGTCCTGAGGAATGGTGATACCACGGGACTGACGGCCAAGCTTTGCAGCAGCAGCGTCGGATGCTTCAATCTCAAAACCAGCAGCTTCGCGAGCAGCGCGGTCAGCAGGATTTGAAAGATAGTTGATTGCACGCAACCAAGAGAACTGACGGGTTTCCTTTTCGGAAAGGCCAATCTCTCCAGCAGTGCTATCAACGGGCTTAGCTTGAGAACCCATTTTTTCGATGAGAGCGGAACGGAGTTCGTCGAGTGACCGAGAATTCATTACGAAATCTTGGGCCAAATCAACATTTTGAGTGCGCTTACCAAGGGCAAGCATTTCTGCGGCTTCCTTTGCCTTGGCCTCTGAGGCCTCAGCACGAAGAAGCTCCAGGTTTGGAGTTTGTTCTTCCATGTTGGAGATAGTGGGTGAACTTGTTACGGCTGAGGCCGTAGACACGCCTTCATTTTGAGTGAAAGCGCGACCTATGCCAACAGTTTGATCCGCTGGCACGGTCACCAGCGAAATCTCAAAAGGTTGGAAAGAGGTGGCCCGATAAGTGACAGGCTTTGTGCTTTTATCTTCTTCCATATCGTTAATCCTGTAGCCGAAACTTACGTTGCGAATAATTCCATCTTTGATCAAATCTTGCATCTCACGGCCAAGCTCATTGTTTGCAAGCTTCACTTTGGCGTAACCGCGCTTGTCTTTGATATACGCACGCTCAACAACGCCAACGATCCTGTCTGCATCGTGTTGGTACAGAAGGGGTGCGCCATCATTTAAACGAGACAAGTCCATAGCCTTCTCGTCCATACTCAGAACTTCCATTCCGAAGTAACGCTCGACTGGCATTTCAGACGCGAAAGGAAATTCAAGAGTGCGACCTTCAGCCTCTGCAAACTCTGTGCTTGCTGCACGCTTAAAAGATGAACCCTCAAACATTCGGATTGGTTCAATTTTTGTTAGCGTGCTGAACTTATGTCCAACTTTTGTATCACTTTCTTCGCCATCGCGATAAACAGTGATTAACGCTGCAGGATCATCGCTAGTCCCAGTGATAGTGAAAGAAGAATCAGGTACGTCAATCGTTCCGTCTTTGACCACACGAGTGATTCGTCCGCGAGCACGGCCACCTGAAGAATTCCAGCTAACAAAATCACCAACCTTGAGAGCATCAGGTTCTGCTCGTAATTGTTCGGTTGCGACAGCTTCCTCAACTGCAACATCTTCAAAAGCACGATCTTGTGCTTTTTTGATACTTTCAGATTTCATAGTGCTCCAAGATTGTCCGGCATCACCGCCCCATGCTGCCCATGCTACGCGACCATTGCTAGGGTAACCATCCTCACCAGGGCTAAATCCTTCACCTTGCTTGTCAACTTCATGGCGTGCAAACCATGCAGCCATTGTGATAACAGTATCAGCACTTAGTTCATTACCGGAAAGAATTTGAGTAGCACGAGCACGAGCAACATCAGTGCCGCCGCCTTCACCTTCCCCTTTCCATTCTTGATAGCGCTTGGCCTCTTCACGCATGCCTTCAGTAGGCATCAAATTGATCACAGTGCCATTGACATTAGCCATTAGGTGTCTTCCTCATGGATTTCAGGGTGAGGCGTCTCTTCAACTGGTGGGTTTTGTGATTGGCCTGCCTTGTCAACTGCACTAGGGTCAGAATCCAAAATAATGCTAAGATCGTCCATTGTGGCAAGTTCATGGGCTCGTTGGCGCATCACTTCTTCAAAATCGCCGCCATGTAATGCGATGACTTGAGAAAGAGTCATAACGCCAGATCGAACCAATGACTTATAAGCTTCTGCCTCTTTTTGCGGATCAACAAATTGAGCAGCAGGAGCAATCCACTTTGACTCAAAATATCGATCAGGATCCATGTCAAATGCAGGCATTCTCATGACGCCTGACATCACTGCCATTTCGATCCACTTCTCATAAACAGGCTGACAGAGCGTATCGATCATGTACTGCTGCAAAGTCCTGTAATGAGCGCGAGTTTCAATCAACTCCAAACGAGAAGAGCTGTAATTGCTTTGGGAGAAGTCAGAACTTACTTGCGTGTAAGAACAACCAACGCCAGCAGCTACGGCACGCAACATCTGTGCAACAAATGGCGTAAAAGCATCATCTGGGCGCGTAGGTGAGAAGAATTGCATCTCTTCACCTGGAGCGAGACGACGAATGCTGCCAGGAGAGAAGTCAAGCACCGACTGATCGTCAAACGTGCCATCCTCAAACAACTCTTGGTCAGGAGTGCGGACAAAACCCATCATTGCCGAACTTGCACGAGCAGCGATGATCTCGGCTTCCTCAAATCCCTTGAGGTTGTTTAAGCGCATGATCGCCGAAGCAAATGCCGTTACACCTCGTGTCTGGCCTGGGCGGTCAATGCTGTAAAGATGAATGATCTCGTCGGCGGGGATGCGTGTGCGACGCTTCTTCGCAATCTCGCTGTAACTGAACTGATAATCACCTGGGTGATAGTTCAGGAAGTGATAAGCAACAGGGCGTCCCCATTCGTCTAGCTCAACGCCCATCCTGACGCGGTTGCCGTTTGACTCAAAGCCGGTGTAATCATCGTCGAGAAGATCAGACTCAATGACCTCTAGGCCAAGAGGAACACCGCTAGAGCCAAACTGTTGCTTTACAAGGCGGACAAAGACTTCGCCCGACTCAATCATGCTATTGATGCATAACTGCTGGATTTGATTCCAAGTCAGCGTGCCACCGGCATGACAGTTATCAGCCTTGCCCCATTTCTTGAATTCGTACTCAATCAGTGTGTTTAAGCGTTCGTCGAGGCGTCCGCCACGAATCATTCGGACTTGTGCCTGATGCTTGATGCCCTGACCGACGACATTATTCTTAACCGCCCGCAACGCAGACTTGGCGAAATCTGAATCGCGTACAAGAGCACGAGCGCGGTTCCGCAGTATCCGCAGACTGTTCTTGATTTCAGAATCTGCGCTAGTCCCTTGGCTGACCCAGTCATTCGTCAGACGATTGATTTGTGCGCCTGCATAATTGCGGCGAAGTGGCTTACGGCGTCGTGTAAAAGGCCACATATCAGATAAACCTCACGCGGGTAACACCAGGGTTACCGAGACCTTGCTTGACTTTTTCGGCGCGACGTTCGCGGTCTACTTCAGACTTCAAGGCATCTCGTAACTGCAGCAATTCTGCCATCTTGTAACGCTTTAAGCTTCTCCCGCCGATGGTGTATTCCTGAACGGCCCCACCTTGCGCAAGTGTGCGGATTGCGGCTTCTACATAATCAAGGTCAATTTGCGCTCTTGAGCGATCATCAAATGCACTTGGCGTTCCTGAATACTCAAGAGTCGCCTTGACAGTGAACTGTCCTCTACCAGCGGTGTGTTGTAGCGCCCCTGATGTTGCGACTGCTTGCCATGTCCAAAGCCCTGCGTCGAATGCCCCGCTAGTGCTTGAGGGGATTGTGACGCGCCAACCGTCTGATTCAACAACTCCAGTGACGCTGGCACCTTCTGAAGCGATATTTGTGCGGGCGTACCAAACAAGCGTATAGGTGCCACTATCAATCTGATTACCTACCGAATCAGTAAAGGCAGGCACGTCAAAAATGACGGTGTCACCTGCAAAAATCGTATCGGGAACGCGAATCGTCACCAGTTCGTTACAAAAGATTGCTGAGGCCGCAACCTGCGTCGATTGCGCAATGGCTGGTGTTCCGATTCTAACGGTTCTGAGGGCTTACGTTCAACCTTATCGTCGCTGCCGATATTCTTCTTAAATTGCTCAAAAATAGTGTGCCGGTTAAAGCGCATGTATAGAAAATTTAAAGCGGCATAGGAATAAACAAAGCAGTCAAGCGCCTCGTTGCGATCACCAGCCTTTTTCTTCCACTCCCGCACAGCAAAGCCTTTGACATAGCGAACGACTTGGCGCTCAGAGGTGAGTTGCTTGAAATACTCTGCCCCGGCCTCCGCATGGAAGTGGATATAGCCAGGGCCTTCTTCATTGTGCTTCAAGCGTCCAAACAACGTGCTCTTGATCGTGTCTACGCCAACAGGGAACACCTGCGCTGAATTCTTAAGCACTTGCCCTTTGTAGTTGATGTCAACTTTGCTTGGCTTCCCAATTGCAGGCTTATTGCGTTGCGATTGACCTTTTAACGCAAAAACATTGAGCCGTTGGCGCTGACGGCAGTAAGCGTAAACCTCTGACGTGTAGTGGCCTCCAGAGTCAACTCCTACTGCAGATACTTTTATCTGCTTGCCACTAGAGGTTGGATAGGTTCTGGCAATAACGTCATCGACTTGATCCCATAGCTTTGTGTTGGCAGGGTCTCCGTAAATCTCAGCATGAGAGATCAGCCAGCACTCCTCTCCCTCGGTCCACGCATACAGGCTGATTGCCACCCGATTGTCCTGAACGTCAACACCAGCCGTAAGGATTGAAGCTTTTTCCGGCACCTCGCCAGCAGGATAAAACTCAGCTCGTTCGCGCAACCCATCAGCGCCCAGCTTTGCGCCTACCTCCTCCTCCCACGTCTCGCCAAGCACAGTGTTGACAAAGGTCTTTAACAAGGGAGCGTCGTTTTTCGCACGTAAAAACTCAGTGACAATTTCCTGCCAACTCTTCCAGCCTAGAGGTGAATACAAACTCGATAAGTGAAATCCAACAGTGCGCGAATCTTCGGAAGTGGATGTTCCTCTCCATTCGCCCTTTCTCAGCATTTCGCTCTTGTAATACTCTTCGATATGGGTGCCGCATGATTCGCAAACATACGCTGCAGTCTTAGGGTCAGAGTCTCGCCATTGAATGTTCTTCCATTGCAGCCATTGCATGTGGCCACAATGTGGGCAAGGGACAAAATAGCGGCGCTGATCTGAGGCCAAGTATTCAGTCTCGATTCGGCTCATGTCCTTGACAGTGGGCGTCGAGGTAAGGATGATCTTCCTACGCGAGAAGGTAGATGCACGGCGTTCAGCTAGTGCGCAAGGATCACCTTCCCCATCAACATCTGACGGAAAAGCATCAACCTCATCCAGTAGCACCCAACGGCACGGCGCAGATCTCAAGCCAGTAGCTGAATTTGCACCGGTTAGCAACAAGATGCCTCCTGGAAATTCTTTTGAAAACATAGTGTTCCCCGAGTCTCTACTTCTCGCTGGAGCAACTTTCTCGGCCAAGCAAGGAGTCTCATGAATCAACGAATCAAGGCGCTGTTTACTCAACCGTTTCGCCATTTCAATCGTCGGCTGTACAAACATGGCTGGTCCTGGAGCGTGGGCAATCATGTACCCCACGACGTTATTGATCCCTTCAGTCTTTCCGAGTTGAGCTCCAGCCATGAATACAACCTTCTGCACAGAGCTGCTGGAAGACATGCAATCCATGATCTCCCGTAGATATGGCGTGCGATCAGTTCGCCACGGCCCTGGCTCTGATGAAGCCTTGCTACTCAACATCCTGTATTGATCAGCCCACTCCGAAACTGTCAAATCAGGGTCAGGTTTTAACCCGTCAAGGAACGCCTGCCGATACAACCTCGTTCCATCATCCATCGGTCAAACGCTCCAACGCCTTGCGCAACTCCTCAGACAAGGCTTGATGAATTACCACTGGGTCTGTTTATGCTGCAAATTGATTGGCGACACGATCGGGAATGCTGTTCAACGCATCGCGAACAGAACGCGCCATTGAGAAGGCTTCACGTTTCACTTTGTCGGCCTCGCAAAGCTTTTCCTCTTTTATCTCTAGATCGAGGCGTGCTAGTTCGGCACGAAAATGCTCAGACTTCGCACGAGATTCGTTAAAGCTAGGAATCTCTTGTTCTGAACCTGCAACTCTCGTAGTAAGCTGATCGATTTCGCCGTTATACGCTGCGATAGCTGCTTCTTGATCGTAAAGAAACGTCCCACCTTTTTTCTTGTAGGTGCCTTCAAACCTGCCCCTTGACTTGAGCTGACTGATGTAAGGACGGCTTACGCCTAAAATTTCTGCAAGTTTTGCCTGTGTAATTTCCGGCAAGACGGAACAACGCCGATTAACAAAAGATTACATCAAAGCAAGCGAAATTGCGATTTCTCTACATATATGAGTGAAAGGGTGCGCATCCCATCATGCCATGGTAATATGGTCAGCTTCTGTCGCTAGCCGAAAGACGAGGTTCGAAATTACC